GAGGATATAAGGGAGATCGAAGGCAAGCTCACTGCGTTGGATGAGAAGGTCGAGTTCTTGCAGCCCAGCGGTCCGTATGTGCGGATCAGGTATCCACATCAGGTGTTGCGTGATCCTAATGGCAGTGATCCCAACCTGAGTGATTGCAATTGGGTGCTGATCGAGGACATGCTGCCTACGCAGTATATCAACGCGATATTCGCCATTGAGAATGAAGACAGTGAAGAAGCGGTCAGCATCTACGAGCCGACGCATATACTCAACAATGGCGAGAATACAAATGACCCGGATGCTGAGTATTCGCTGTTTCAGAAGACAGACAATAACTATAACGCATACGGCTTCGAGACGAAGGAGGCGTTTGACAAGGCATGCATGACCAAGGTGTGGTATGTATGGGACAAGGTGACACGCCGCTTGGAGATGTATGCAGATAACGATTGGAAGTGGCCCATCTGGGTATGGGATGACCCGTATCAGTTGCAGGGCTTCTTTCCTCTAACTCCGTTGTGGTTCCATGATAATCCCATTGCGCTCTACGCCAAAGGTGAAGTTAGCTACTACTTGGACCAGCAAGATCAGATCAACGAAATTAATGATGAAAAGAGGCGTGCGCTCTATTGGGCACGGCGCAACATCTTCTACAATAAAAACTCGGGCCTCACGCAAGAGACAGTCGATAAAATTCTTAAAGGCCCTGATGCGACTGCAACGCCACTTGATGTTCCAGAAGGCGTTGATCCGACGAAGATGATCTTCTCGCTTACACCGCCGAGCATGAACTTCGCACAGTTGTTCGACAAGAAGGATCTATATGAGAGCGTCGATCGCATTGCTGCAACGAGTGAGGCAGAGCGTGGTGGTGAGTTCAAGACGAATACGACCAACAAGGCGATTGATTACTACAGCACGATGGGCAACATGCGCATGGATATGCGTTTGGATGCCATTGAAGATGCAATTGGCGATGTTGGTTGGAAGCTGACGCAGTTATGCATGCGGTTCATGGATGCACAGACAGCAAGCGACATATGCGGCATCGATGTATCGCCGTTCTGGCGTCCGCTGGACAATCTACGTGATTATGCACGCATGTCGTTGCAGGTTGTCGGTGGCAGCACACAGAAGCTGACGACACAGCAGAAGAAGCAGGAGTCAGTGCAGATTGCACAGGTGCTGTCGCAATATGTGCGTGCAGCGCCTGCGACTGCGCTGAAGGTGTCGTTGAACATGATGAGCAAAGCGTTCGACGACTTCATGATCAGTAAGGAAGATTGGGACAACATCGCTGCTGAAGTGCAGCAGATGGCGCAGTCGCAGCAAGGTGGTGCGCCAGGAGGTGCGCCGCCAGGAGGTGGTCCTCCTATGCAGGGACCGCCGCAGGCAGGTGGTGGTGGTATGCCAGTCGTAGCAATGATTGTGCAAGCGATGCAGAAGTTGCCGCCACCTGTTCTGCAAGCAGTTGGTCAGGCGTTGGCACAAGGTATTCCACCAGCACAAGTGTTCCAGCAATTACTTAGTCAGCAAGGTGCAGGTGGTCAGCAAGGTTCGGCAGCGTGAGAAACAAGTTGTGTATCCTATGCGGCATTCGTCCACGTGAATTGCCTGATCGCACGCAGATGGGACGACCGATCAAGCGCGTTTGTCGTGAGTGCCACAGGGCACGTTTAGCCAAAGATGCACAAATTGTTTTGGCTATGCACTATAAGCACAAGCAGGAGACGGCAACATGAGCGGCACAGAGAGTGACATTCTTCGCAACGTTCCCGATCTCGGTGGTGAAGAAGATGTCGGCGGTGAGACGGGCGGTGGTGATGTTGGTGGTGATCGTGGTAGCAGTAACGATGGTCGCACATCTGCACAGCCCGATCAAGGAGGACAACAGCAGCCTCAGCAGCAACAGCCTGTTCGGCGCAGGCACGATGGTCTCGTTGAAGTGCCTAATGCAGAGAACCCTAATACCCGTGATCTAGTTGATCCGGTAAGCGGCAAGGTTGTCGCTACAGGCGGCATTGAGCGCAGGATATTCGAGGATAGTCAGCGCACGATGCGTGAGAACAATCAGTTGAAGCAGCAAGTCGCTGGAATGAGTAATGCCATGCGGCAGTCGAATGAAGTTATTCAGGAAGCTGCAAGGCTGGGCGTGCAACCGCAGGATCAGTTGGTCGCAGTGCGTGTGATGGCTGATTTCATGCGCGATCCTGTAAGGACGTTGCAGACGCTTGTTGAAGAAGTGAAAGCAAAGGGCTATCCCATTCCGTTCCTTGAGCAAGGTGTCACTCAGGGCATGGACATGGCGGCGATGAGCCGGATGATCGACGGTAAGCTGCAACCGATGATGCAGGAGCGGGCACAAAACCTGCAAATGCAACAGGCTAGACAGCAAGCCCAACAGGATTTGAACAATTTCATCGGCGGCAATCCCGAGGCACAGAACAATCTTGACGTGCTTGCAGAAATGTTGCAGGCTCAGCCCGGACTGCCGTTGCATGATGCCTGGGTCAAAATGATCCGCTGGTCTCACGAAAACGGCCTCGACTGGACTCAGCCATTGAAACCGCAGATCGCGGCGTTGCAGGGCCAGCAGCAGCCTACTCCCCAACAACAGCAATTCGACAATCGCCCGCTGCCCGGTCGGCGCAGTGTGAATACGCAGCAGGTGCAGCGCGTGAATGGTAGTGGCGCCACACACAGCGAGAACACATCGTGGTCCGACATCATTCGTGATGCAATGCGCGAAAGTGGAATGCAGTTGAACTGAATGGAGTAGGAAATGCCTGTTGGCACAATTGTCCCCGCTGTTGCAGATGTTCTGCACAGCACGCTCACTAAGTCTAGGCGTAAGCTGGTCTTGGCGAGCATCAAGTCGAATGCGTTGATGGCATGGGTGTTTGCCAATGATCGCGTCGAGTATGAGGATGGTGGATACAACATCACCAATCCGCTCACAGTCGGACGCAATCCCAACATCAGCAGCTACAACTACTACACTCCCCTGCCTGTCAATCAGACAGATGAGTTTGATACAGTGGAGTATGGCTACAGCCGTGTCGCTGGCACGGTCATCATCTCCGATCAGGAGCAGGACGAAAACAACGGACCTGCTGCCATCTTCAAGCTGATGAAGGAGAAGATGAATGTCTTGGAGGAGTCCATTAAGGATAAGTTCTCCCAATATCTCTACGCTGTCGGTGGAGGACTCGATCCGCTTGGTCTCGGCTCAGTTATTCCCACCAACCCCACCCAAGGGACGCTTGGTGGCATTAACAGAGCAGCACAGCCGCAGTGGCGCACCTCTGCATATGTGTTTGCAGGTGCAATGGACAGCACCAACATTGAAGAAGTATTCGACGACGTGCTGATGGATTTGACGCTGAAAGGCGACAGGCCAAGCGTCATTCTCACGGGCCGCAACATCTATCGTATGTATCGGCAAGCGGTGCGCGACAAGATGACGATACCGCTGAGTGAGGGCAAGGCGAGCAAGCGTATGTTCGATCTTGGCTTCGAGGGCTGCCTGCATAATGGCATCCCATTGCTGTATGACGAGGACTGCCCGGTGTCGTTCGCTTATTTCATCAACGACGAGTTTTTGAGATTACACATGTTGCGCGGCGTGAACATGAAGGTCAAGGAGCTTGTGGCACCGTGGAACGTGGATGCAGTGGGAAGTAGAGTAGTTTGGCAAGGCCAATGGTGTTTATGGCGGGCTTACCGAACGCACGGTGTAGTTACAAATTAGGAGGCATTCATGAGTGAAACCACAAAGCCCACAGATGTGCAGGGCGAGCATCCTGTAGATACGCCTGAGCAGGCTGTTGCACGGCAGATGATCGACACCACTGCACGCGTTACACATGTAGCGGATGCGGCAGAAGACATGTCACTTGCCGCGCTTGGGCTGAAGAAGCCTGCTGAAGCTAAGCCCGCTGAGCCAAAGCCTGCTGATCCGCACATGCGTAGTAGCAGAAGCAGGGATGAATAGCGATGGCAGGACAGATGGACTTCAAGCCTACCTTCCAATGCGAGAAGCTGAATGGTCCATTCTATCGCATGGTCATGCACATCGAGGAAGAAGTGCGTGACGTTGGGCCGCTGAAGAACAAGCAGATCATCAGCCGTAAGATCGTGCCGAAGCGTGAGGAATTTGATGAAGGCTACATGATCTACTTTCCACAGGGCCACAGCATGTTCGTTGCTGCGGATGATGTCGAGCAGTTGCAGCGTATCGGGGTGCTCGAACCACCGCAGATGATAGACATGAACAGTGGCGAAGTCGTGCCAATGCAGTTGTCTATGTCGCCAAAAGAGTTGGTCGATGCGAAGACGAAGGCGAAGTATCGCCCGCGCACGACAGGTGGCGTGGCAACTCTCGAAGGAGGTGAGATAGAGTAACATGCCAAACGTCATCACCAATCCGACCAACTTCCCACGTCGGGTAAACAACTACGTCCCGAGCATGATGTATAGCGCGGACGTGAACTACAACGGCGTTACACGTGTAAGTTTCGGTGCACCGCAGGCGCCCAATCCTACATATGCATTGGCAGGTGGCAGTCTTGCGAATGCAAACACGACCATCGATTTGTCAGGCATCAGCGCGGTGCTTGAAACGTATGGTCGCACGCTCACGATCGTCGGCAGTGGTGCAGGTGCAACTGGCGTTGTGACGCTGTATGGTTGGGACTATCTCGGACAGCCAATTCGCAGTGACATTACGCTCAATGGCGTGACACCTGTTGCCATTCCCAAAGCGTATAAGTCGTTCCAGTCGCTCGTCAGTCCGACAGCGCAGGCAGGCATCACTGTGAACATTGGCACTGGTCCTAATCTCGGCCTGCCGTATAAGGCACTGCGCGTTGAGTGGGAAGTAGCAAATGGTGTAGCAGTTGCAGCAGGCACGCTCACACCACCTGTGCTGACTGATCCGCAGTCTGCTACGAGCGGTGATCCACGCGGCACGTATGCACCAACGACTGCACTGACCGGGACGAACATTATTAGCGCAGCGTTCGACTTCGCCAATGATGTGAACACGAGCAACAACGGTGGGCTGCACGGCATTCGGCAATACACTGCGTAGTGTTAGAAGCGCAGTGTAGGGATGCGTTCTATTGGCGAGGAGTCTTTAGAGCGCATCCCACCATGCTAGGAGAACGGCATGCCTGCAAACGTCAGCGATATTGTCAATGCGGCACTGAACGAGTTGTCGCATGTTCCTGGCACAGCGACACAGATCTATTCGACACCGCGCATCTTGCAGTATGTGCAGAATGCGTGGCTGATCGAGATAGAGGAAATGTGGTGGCCACACTACATGTTCTATCAGCAAGTCACGCTGGACGGCAGCACTGGTGCGCTGACCGCTGACTTGGCTGGACCGATCAGCACGTGCAATGAGTATGGCGA